AGCGGTACATCTCGCCGTTGTCGCCCTTGTCCTTGCCGATCTCCTCGGGGAAGACCACCACGTCCCGGCCGTCCAGGTCGGCGATGCGGACGTAGTCGGACTGCGCGTCCTCGATCTCGATGGTGAACTCGTCGCTCATGTGCTGCTGTGCTCCGTTCGATGCTGTTCTGTTGGTTGGTTGGGTGAGTGAGGGGCGGCACCGGATTTTCACCGGGGTGATCCGCTATGGGCAGACTATGGTGGGTTCCCCCGCCCCTCGCGCTCCCCTGGTGAACATCCCCGAAGGACACTCACCAGGCAAGACTTGCGCACTTCAGTACCTCCGTACGCCAGGGAGGCGTGTCCGTGGCCGGATTCGAACCGGCGACCTCCACCTGCGCTTCCCGGGTGATCAATCCGGGCCGTCATCTGGGCTCCCCGGGAGCCCATCAGGTAGGCGGTGCTCTGTCCACTGAGCTACACGGAACAGGTAAGGGACGGGCATCGCGTAACAAACCCAACGTCCCGCCCGCCCCTCGTGATCGTCTCTCCGATCCGTCACGGCAGAGTGTGAAGCGCCGTCCCTGTCGGTTCCACGGTCTGTTTCAAGGCTTCACCCGTTACCGACCAACCGTCTCCGCCCTGCGCCCTGTCGGCGATTCGAACGCCGCCCGCACTTTCCGGGGCGACCGTGCCAGGGCTGCCGCTGATGCTACTGAGCTACCGTGCCGCACCGCCCGACAGCGGCGCCCCGCCGACCTTCCCGTGACCCCCGGGTGCGTTGTCGGGACGCGCCCGGTTGCTCCGATCACGATCGGCGAACCGGGCAGGGGCCAGGATTTGCACCTGGGTCTCCGGCTGCGCAAAACCGGCGTCCGTGCTGCTGGACCAACCCCGCCATGCCCCGAGATCTCCGCAGTACAGGTGCGCTACCTAAGAGCACTTCCGCCTGGGGACTGTTGTTCGGCTGATCTCGGGTGACCACCGGACCGGGCTGTCGCATACGCAGTCCGGGCCGGTGGTCGGTGAAGGACGAGCCTCGCGTAAAGGATCCAACGTCTTGGCTGTCCCTCGGTGTTGCTGAGGTCTACTATAGCGCACCTACGCTAGGTGTCAAGCCCCGGATGACGGACGAATCGCGCCCACCCGCCTACCTGCGGAAACACTCTTCCCGCGCGACCGCAGCTCCGTGATCATTGCCGCCGTGTCGAGCACCTTCTTGCCGTACTCCAGGTCCACCTCATGGATCTGAACAGGCAACTGTTCCGGGCCGGGTGTCTGCGGCATGTGCGCCAGCAGCGCCACCCGCTTGCCGGCCAGGTCCTCGGAGACGCCCAGCAGGTCATTGCCCGGGTTCACCGCCCAGTGACCGGTGTCGTCCGGCGGACCCTCCCATGCCCACGGGGCGGAGTCGTACCCGTACTGCTGGCCGCAAATCTCCTGATAGGTCCAGAATTTCTTCTGGGTCTTCAGGTCGATGATCCCCACCTGGCCGGTACGCCGGCACATCACCCGGGCGTCCATCGTGCCCATGGTGCCGCCGCCGGACGGATGCCACACCTTGCGCTCGCTCCAGCCGGGGATGAAGTCCAGTTCGTGCAGCTCCATGGCTTCCAGCAGGGACTCCATCTGCATCTGCATGCGGCGGTGCCCGGACTGCCGGCCGTGCGTCAGGTACGTCTCCAGCATGGTGTGCCTGGCCGTGCCCCGCCGTGCGGCCGCGTCCGCCCCCACGGCATCCCTGGCCGCCTGGGCGAACTTCTCCAGCATGTCCCGCTGCTCATCAGGGGAGAGGTGCTCCACCCCGCTGGCGGCCAACTCGTCGAACACCGTGCCGTCATTCGCCAGCAGCCCCAACAGCGTCTGGCGCTCCAACCAGAGCTGAAGAGCGCGCTGATCACTGAAGGCGCCTACCAGGTTGGTCATCCGCTTCCAGCCGCGCCAACCCTTGGGGATCTCGACGCCGGGGGGTGGAGGGAACTTGTAGTACGCCTGATCAGGGGTGAGCCCGTATTTCGGCGGGGCCTCGGCATCCTCGAACAGATCATCGGTCACGGTCATCCCAGGTACCTCACTTCATCGGCCGGCACCGGGGAATCGTCCGCCCACAGACGACCGGATCCATCGCATTCGTCGCATTCCAGCGTGTGACATCCATCCCGGCAGACGAATGCCCCCTCACCGTGACAAGGTACGCAATCGTGCTGCTCGTCATCGGGCTGTTCGGTCAACTGCTCAGCACCTTTCGTCTCCTGCGTAGCGGTAACGCCCTGCCCGACACTCATCCGGCAGGTAGATCGACCGGTAGCGCACCAGGGGCTCGTAGGAGGGGTCGCCAGGGTCACGGGCCGCACCCCGTGCCCGGCGATCCAGGTAGGGGAAGTGGAACAGCGGTGGCGGTTGCTGAAAGTCAGGCACCGCCTGGACGTAGCCGTCCATGGGGCCACCGAACATCTCTGCCATCATCGAGGGTTGCCGTCGGTGTGCTGTTCCGGGTGGCCGCACCCGCAGAACCGCGCCCGGTCGGCTGCGGTGATGGGCGGGGGCATCTTCTCCCGCACCTCGCGCACGGCCTCGTCCACGGCGGCCGTGCCGAGCCTGGCCTGAAGCGCCAGGATGAGCTGCTCAGTGATCGGCATGGACGGCCTCCCTGATCTTCGCCACCATCGGATCGAGCGCGCGGGACGCCGTGACCCTGGCGATGAGATCCGACACCTTCCCCGCCTTGCCGCCCGCCCTGGCACTCATGATCCGCTCTACTTCGGAGGACAGCCCCAGCCGTTCGGCCAGGGCGAGCATCTGTTCGGACGGGCGCTCCTTGCGCCAGGCACGGTTCTTGTCCGCCAGCAGCTTGCCGAGATCGCCGCCGCGCTCCTGCGCATCGTCCTCGGCGATGGACAGGGCCAGCTCCAGATCGGGGAGGTCTTTGTGGAGGCGGGTGGCGCGCCCAGTCGCCCAGCGCCCGCTGGCCTGCGGTGACCGATACGAGTAGATCGACGTGCCCACCACGAAGATGTAGTCCTGGTCCTTGCTGATCGGCAGGAAGTACGTGCCGTTTTTGGTGGTACGCCATACCTTGCTGGAGCGGACCACCAGCGGGTCGAACTGCTTGGCGTCCACCTTGCCGGTCCAGTGCCGGGCCTCCTGCTCCAGCGCGGCCCCGATGTCCCAGGCATCCTCCATGGCCGTGAGCGCCCCCGTGGCCTTGCGGTCCAGGGGCTTGTCACTGAGGTCAGCGATGGTGCACAGGTCGGTGGTGCTGTCCGCCACACACAGGACGATGCAGTCCTGATCCTCATGGGGGATGCCAGGCATAGGGCGCAGTCCGCGGCCGGCCATCTGGACGAACAGAGCGCGGGACTTCGTGGGGCGACCCACGATCACGCACTTGGTGCGGGGGGAGTCCCAGCCCTCGGTGAGAACCATGGCGTTGCAAATGACCTGAATATTGCCACGCTCGTAGGCTTGCAGCGTGGCAACACGGTCAGTATCGGGCATGGCACCCCAGATGACCCCCGCCGCGATACCCGCATCCTCGAAAGCGTCCACCAGCGCCATGGCTGACCGCACCAGCGGCATGAACGCCACGGTAGGGCGATCCTTGGCCAGCCGAATCCACTCCTCCACGATCTTCTCGGGGGCCATGGAATCGATCAGTTGCTTGTCCAGCGTGTCCGACGCGGTGGTCCAGCGATCGACGATGCTGCGATCGCCACCGCCAAGGTCCGCAGGGTCGATCTCCAGTCGATACCCCACCGGCTGCACCAGGTAGCCGTGCCGCACCCCCCAGGAGGTGTCACGGGTAAACGCCACGTTCTGCCAAATGCTGCCCAGCCCCTGGCCGTCCCCGCGCTCCAGGGTGGCGGTGAAGCCGAGGGCGGGGGTGGGCGTCATGTCGCAGCGGCAAGAGTCGTCTTTGCACACAAAGTTGAAGCACCCGAAGTGTCGCATGATCGTCAGATAGCTGGCCGCCGTGGCGTGGTGACACTCGTCCACGAGCACCAGCCCCACGTCCTCGACGCGCGCCCGGCGCTGCGGATTCGCCAGGGTCTGCACGCTGCCGATGATGATGTCCGCGGTGGTCTCGTCGCGCTCCGCCTTCACCACGCCGACAGTCCATGCGTCGCCGGCCACCAGGCGTACTTTGGCTTCTGCCTGGTGGGCAAGTTCGTCAGTGTGCACGAGGATGAGCGCGCGGTCCGGCTGTACGGTCCCGGGAATGGCGCGCATGATCTCAGTCCTGTGTGCCTGATCCTCTTCCAGGAACCGACGCGCCCGCTCCGCCATCACGATGGTCTTGCCCAGTCCGGTAGCCATGACGATGGCCAGGCGGGTCTCATCGGGATGCTCGGCACGGTGACGCGCTTCAGCTTCCAGGGCCTGCTCTTGATACGAGCGCAAGGTAAGCGTCATCGAATTGCCTCACTTATTGCGGAAAGAATCCTAGGGGTTATCCGGAACCATTCCCCTCTGACTCTCTCTGTCTCGAATTTCGCGTGCCAGCGGGACTCTTCCATGCCGGCATCGGTTCTGTCATCAAAGGGCAGTTTCCCAATCAAGACTAATTGGTCGGGATTGCCGGTGCTCAATTCCCTGATTCTGGCCTTCGGATCAGTCGATATGCCAATCTTTACGTATGCACCGGACTTGATGAAGTAAAGATATGTAGGAAGCTGGGGCGGCTTGATCCTTTCACCCCGAAGAAGAGGACCGATAGTGGCAATCTGGTCCGACGTTAGTGGCGGAGCATTGCGCACCAAGCATTCGATAAAGGGGTCCATACTTTCGCTCATCGCGGTCTCGGCATGTTCTGGTTGGTGAGCTTGGCCGCGCCCACTGCCACGATGTTGGGCAGCAGGCGATCCTCCCGATAGGCGTTCCAGCCCCGGATGGTCAGAGCAAGGATGTGCGGCCGGGTGAGCTTCAACCGGTCGCGGATGAGCCGGTTCCGCAGGGTGAGGATGGGGTGGTTCTTCGTCATCTCGGTGCCGGACACCAGCCGGTCGAAGAAGGCGTGTGTCTGCTCACCGTCGATGCGGTGGAACAGGTAGAACGCCACCGAGAACGGGCCGGCCGCGCCGAGACCTATGAGTTGCACGTCCCTGCCGCAAGCGGCGGCAGTGTCGAACCGGTCGCGATCCTGCGCGTAGCGGGCCATCATCTCGGCATGGGTGGGGGCGCCCCGCCCACCGGTGCCGGTGAATCGACCCTTGTCCCACATCATGACCCAGCGGATGACGGCACCCACGTTGTTGGGGTTGCGCACGCCGTCGAACGACAGGGCGTTACTGAACGTGCGGGCGGCACCGGTGTCCATCACCAAGATGGCGTCCGGTTCCACGTCGTATGCCACGTTCAGGTGGATGACGGTGGGGGGCTTGTCGGCTGGGTGGGTGCAGTCCGGAGTGCAGGCGTACTCCAGTGCCTCGATGACCGCGTGACAGCGGTTCTGGCCGTCGATCATCCGGCCCTGCGTGTCGAAGCGGATGGCGTCGCCGGTGTCGCGCCAACGGCCGTTGTGCATGTCCCGGGTGTACTGGGCAATCTTGGCGAAGCGGGGGCGGCGGTTGTTCTCGGCGTTCCGGCTCAGCCATTTGCGAGCCATGGTGATGGTGACCGGAGTCTGCGGTTCGTAGCGGATGGTCATCGGGGTTCTCTCTACTCGGTGGGGTTGGGGCCGGACGCGAACACGTGCGTGATGATGTCCACGGCGGCACCGGCCGCACCGCGGCGTACCCAGGCAGTGGGGTTCTTGTCATGCGGCCCGGGGCGGATGAGCTGAGTGGGGGTGCCGTCCACCCGCACGATCACCTCGTACTTGCCGCGCTGGACCTTCAGGGTGCGGATGACGGGATAGAAGGTGCCGTTGTTGCCGCGTAGTTCGTCGCCCTCGGCGACCTCATGCCAGCCGCGCTCTTTGACGGTGGGGTCCTGGGTGGCCTGCCAGGCGTCCAGAGCGGTCACAGCCTCCACCAGCGCGGCTTCCCCCTCGTAGCCGGCCGCCTGGACGAATGCCCGCGCCGCTTCGATAACGGCCCGTTCCAGCTCATTGGTCGCCATAGTCGGTCCACTCCTGTCTCATCGGGACGCCCAGCCTGCGCAGGGCGGTGGCGTACACGTGCAGGGCCTGCGGGCCGATACCACGCACGGTGCTCAGTAGTGCGGGGGTGGTCTGGCCTACCTCGTACGGCGTGGTACCGGTGTCCCGGAAGAAGCGCTCCAGGGGCCACACGAACATGGGGGCCGCCGTACGCAGATGATCGAGGAGATTCGTGGCGGTGACCACGACGCTCACACCTTCCGCTTGATGACGATGCGGGCCGAGTCGGCGAAGTGCGTCACCACGCCTGGCAGGGTGGTCAGAGCCGTCACCAGGGTCCATGCGTGAGGGTGGTTCTCCGGGAAAGTGACCGTGGTGACCATCAGGTGTTCCAGGGTGGTGGGGTCGGCCGATCCGCGCGTCTCGACGGTGGCCATGACGCCCGGCATGAGCGCATCCACGTGCTTGCGCGCCTGGCGGGTGGCGGTCTGGACGGTGAGATTGGCGGGGGGCTTCTTGGGCATGGGTCGACTATAGCAGGGGAATAAGAGGGTGCGCAACGGGGAATGTGATCTGCTATAGTAGGGGTATGACAGCTACCGATGATCGGCCCTTCGCGGCCAACGCCATGGCCCGACGCAACCAGGCGCGGGAGGCGGCGATCCGCGCCTACAACGCCAAGTGGGCGGACAACGCCTACGCGGCCCGTCACGCCGGGGTGGATGCCGCAATCGCCACGGCCTCCACCGTCACCAACCTGCCCGATGTTGTGGGCGCGGCCAAGATGGCGGTGTTGCCACGCATGTTCATCACCAATGAGGAAGCCGCCCTACTGATCCGCACCGCTTTCGAGGCGGCCGGTTTCGAGGTGACCGAATGAGCGCCCAGGAAGACCGCCCCGCTTTCCTGGCCGACAACGCACGACACGCGTTTGAGTCCGGTCGATACACCCGCGCTGAGACCGTGGAGGCTATCCGTTCGGTGCTCAATGTGACCACACGTGGCGCCGAAGAGATGCTGGATCACCCCCTCATGCCCTCAGTGCGGTACGCGGCGGTAGCGAGATTCGAGGTGACGCAGTGACCACGCTGACCCCGGAGCAAACCGCTGCCCTGGAAGCCATCCGCCGGTGGTACGACACGCCGTTCCGGCATTCCTTCCGCCTGTTCGGCGCGGCCGGCACCGGCAAAACCACCCTCGCCCGGCACATCACCGAAGCCCTCGGGGTGGACGCCGTGTTCGGTGCCTACACCGGCAAGGCGGCCAGCGTGCTGCGTCGCAAGGGGGTACCGGCCAGCACCATCCACAGCGCCGTCTACCGGCCCGTGGGGGACTACGGCACGCGCAAGCGGCTACGGGAGATGCGGGAAGAGGCCGCACGCCTGGAGTCGCAGTGCAGTGACCCGATCCCCGCCGGATGGTCCGGCAGCCTGGAACTGATAGGTGCCATCAACGAGACGCAAGAGCAGATCGCCGCCCTGGAAGCCGAACTCAGGCGCCCCGGATTCGAGTTGAACGAGCAGTCACCCTGGGCAGACTCCGACCTCATCGTCCTGGATGAGGTGAGCATGGTGGACGCCAAGATGGCCGCCGACATCGAGAGCTTCGGCGTGCCCGTGCTGGTGCTGGGCGACCCCCACCAGTTGCCCCCGATCGGCGGGCAGGGGTACTACACCGACGCCGTGCCGGATGTGGAGCTGATCCAGGTGCACCGCCAGGCACTGGAGTCCCCGGTACTGCGACTGGCCACCCAGATCCGCGAGCGCGGGACGGCGGGCGTACCGCGGGTACGGGTGAGCCTGAGTGCGGCCATGGAGGCGGACCAGGTGCTGGTGTGGAAGAACAGCACCCGCTGGAACCTGGTGCAGAAGATCCGGGAACGGCTGGGGCGGCCGGCCGGTGTGCCGGTGGCTGAGGACCGGGTGATGTGCCTGACCAACAACCGCGAGATGGGCATCCTCAACGGCCAGCAGTTCGAAGTGCTGGACGTGATCTACGGGAACGGCCAGCACACCTTGACCCTGCGCGACGAAGACGGCCACGAACGGCAGATGCTCGCCTACGCGGACGGCTTCCAGGGTCTGGCCGGCGAGGCTGCGCTGAAGAACTACCGGGCCTTCCGGGGCCAGATCGGTGCCTTCACGTTCGCCGATGTGATCACCGTGCACAAGGCGCAGGGGTCGGAGTGGCCGCACGTGTACGTGGTGGATCAGACGGCGCAACTCATGGATGTCACGGAGCGCCGAGAGGGACCGAAGGCGGCACGAGAGCTGGCACGACGGCTGCTGTACACCGCGGTCACCCGGGCATCCGAGCGCGTGACGATTGCGAGTGTGAACGCATGAGCGCGCTGGTTCATGCCGCTGACGCAGTGACCTCAGTTTGGCGCTGGGCGGTGCTGGGTGCACTGCTGTTGTGGGTGGTGGGCAGGATCCGCGAGGGGCGAGTGCTCGGTTCCCTGGTGCGCATCCATCAGGAGCTGTGGCTGTTCGCCCCACCCGGGCTGTTCATGGACGTGTACCGGGACTGGGCGGACAGGTACTGGTTCGGGATGTTCTTTTCGCTGCTCATGTTCGTGAACTGGTGGTTCCTGCGCAACTGGCCGGATGACAACACCTGGAAGAAGCGGGGGCGCAAGTTGCGCGTCAAGGTGCGTGCGGTGGCCGGCAGGTTGAAGGTGAGTCCGGCATGAGCCCCGTACCACATCACCGCACCAGTGCCGCCCGGGTGAAGGTGATGGGCGCCGGCGTGATGAGTGCCCCGACGAGAGGAGTGCTGCTGCGCCCCTGCCCGAAGTGCGATGCCCGACCGGGAGAGAAGTGCCGGGTGTGGGTGGTGCGTGAGGGCAAGCGTCTGTACGTGGCGCGGGTGCGCGTGAAGAGCCACCCCGAGCGCGGGAGAACGTCATGAGGGACCCGTACGAGATCCAGGACATGACCCGTCGCCTTGACGACAACATTCGCGAGCACGGCTGGGACGCGTCGGTAGACGCAGCTCAGCGCGCCCTGGAATGGGCAATGGGTGCCACCTGGCCGCGGATTGAGGGCTACATGGAGCGCCCGGACGACGAGCGGCGACGGGAGTGGATCGCCCGGGGCGGGGATCCGAAGGACTGGCCGGTGGAGCTGTCATGAGCCGGCCGATGGTGAGCCTCACTCGGGTGTGCCCGTACTGCGGGGCAGGTGTGGGGGAGCGGTGCCGGGTGTGGCGGGTGTCGGGCGGCGAGCGCGTGTGCGTCGTGCGGTACCGCAGCCAGCCACACCCGGCTCGGATGGGGAGGGGGTGAGCATCATGTATGTGATCGTTGCCAAGTCGCATGCCGGCGCGCGGGTGATCGGCCCGTTCGGCACCATCGCGCGGGCATCCGGCCGAGGACTGGAACTGTTCGGTCCGCTGACGTTCGGCTGTCCGGTCAAGTGGCGAGTGGCACGGGTGGAGGCGGATGAACGAACCGGCCGTATGCCTGAGTCCGATTCTGGCCGGCCGGGCGTAGCCTGATCTTCCCCTGAAACGTCCGAGACCCCCGGGGCCAACCGGGGGTCTCGATGTGACATGACAACTACAGAAGAGGCATCCGAGTGACAGTTTACGAGACTGCCCTGTCCTACGCATCCGCAGGCATCTACGTGAATCCTGTTTACGTTCAGCGTGGCCCCGATGGCAAGAAGCAAGTACGCCCGGTTGGCCGCTGGCGCGAAATGTCCACCATCAGCAAAGCGGACATCTACGCCTGGTGGGGGCCGGGCCAGCCGCACGAGCACGCCGGCATCCTGATCGACTGCGGTAAGAGCAACCTGGTGGTGGTGGATCCGGACGGGCCGGACGGAGTGGCCACCTGGCTGGAGCTGTTCGACGGAGTACCACCCATCCCCCTGGGGGTGGTGAACACCCCGATGGGTGGGCAGCACTGGTACTACTGGGCACACCCGGATCATCCGATCGGCAACGACCAGGATGGCAAGGTGGCGCCCAAGGTGGACGTGCGGGGCCTGGGTGGGCTGGCGATCGCCCCGCCCACCCGGGACGGCACGGGCACCTGGGAGTGGGTGACGCCACCGCAGTGGCATGTGGAGCACGTGGTCCCCGATCTCGTGATCGAGCGGATGACAGCCAGGAAGGCCGCCCCCGCCCCTGCGGTGCCGGCCCCCGGTGACGACCTGTTCGACGACTCCCAGCGGGAGTTCACCGAACAGCAGGCGATCGCCTTCGTGAAGGCGGCCAGGGTGCGACTGGCGCAGACGACGCAGGGCTTCAACGGGGCGATCAACAACTTCGCCATGGCCTGCGCACACTTCCCCTGGCGGGTGGACCGGGAGCTGTGTGCCAAGTTGATGATCGAGACGTTGAAGCCGATCACCGGATGGACGGAACCGGACCTTCAGGATCGGATGACGATCAACAGCGCCTACGCGGCCACGGAGGCCGGTAGGAGCTGGGTGGCGGTGAAGGTGGACGCCCCGGCCGGGCAGGGGGGTGCGGCGTCGCTGGACGTGCTGCCCCCGCCGGGTGACCCGCATCGGGTGGCCCGGGAGTTGCTCAGCCAGATGGACAGCACCGGCGGGGTACTGCATCGCGCCTGGTGGCGGGGGGACTTCTACGAGTGGACCGGGGCGCACTGGGATGTGCAGGAGCTGCCGGTGATGGAGCGGTGGCTGTACCGGCAGACAGCGGACGCGGTGTATCTGGTGCCCGGCAAGGACGGTGGCTTCGAGCGTCGGCCATGGGCACCCACCCGGCCGAAGGTGAGCCATCTGGTGCACGCGCTGGGGGTGAGCCACCTGCAACGTCTGGGCGATGAAGATCGGGTGTTGGCTCCCCGCAACGGGGTGGTCGACCCGCGAACTCGTGAGCTGATGCCGCACACGCCGAGGATCTTCAACCTGTTCAGCCTGCCGTTCGACTTCGACCCGCAGGCGGGCGCCCCCGGATGGGAGGCGTTCCTGGAGCAGGTGCTGCCCGGCGATCAGCAGGCCAAGGACTTCCTGGCGGAGTGGTTCGGGTACGTGCTCAGCGGGCGTACCGATCAGCAGAAGATGGCCGCGCTGATCGGTGGGCGACGCTCCGGCAAGGGCACCATCGCCCGGGTGTTGGGCGCGATGGTGGGCAAGGAGAACGTGGCCGGCCTGAACCTCAACCTACTGCCCGGTACGTTCGGGCTGGAGCCGCTGGTGGGTGCCGCCCTGGCGGTGGCCGGTGACGTGCGTTGGCACTCCCGCAGCATCGCCGATGCGGTGCCCATCCTGCTGGGGGTGATCGGCGAGGATGCCATGAGCGTGAACCGGAAGAACACCACGGCCTGGCGCGGCACGCTGGGTACCCGCTTCATGCTGATGAGCAACGAGACGCCCACCTTCTCCGACCGGTCGGGGGCGCTGGGGGGGCGCATGATCTTCGTCAAGTTCGACCAGAGCTTCTACGGCCGGGAGGACATCTCGCTCACGGACAAGTTGCTGGGGGAGCTGCCCGGCATCCTCAATTGGGCGCTGGACGGTCTGGAGCGGCTGAACGGACGGGGACGGTTCAGCGCGCCGGACTCCGGCCTGGCCGAGGCTGAGGCAGTGCGTCGACTGTCGGACCCCATCGGGGCATTTCTGGAGGACTGGTGCGAGGTGGGGCCGGAGCATGAGATCTCTCTCGATCATCTGTACCTGAAGTACCAGAACTGGTGCGAGGGGGAGGGCCGCACGCGGGACAGCACCACCAAGGAGGTGTTCAGCCGGGATGTGCGTGCGAAGGTCCCGGGGCTCGTGGTGGACCGCACCCGGGTACAGGGCAAGCGGGTGCGGATGATCAAGGGCCTGGGTACCAGCGTGGTGTAGCTGTCCCAGATACTCAGCTCCGTCCCAGCTCTGGCCCGGATCCGACGGAGGATCCGGGCCAGAGTTTTTCCTGCTCAACCCTCTTCTGTCCCAGCTGTCCCAGATAAAACACAGTAGGGAGGTAAATAGAGAGTGAGTAGAAGGCATATATGCAATCTCTAACCGAACTCCGCAAGACCCGGGCCATCTGGGCCGCAGGGGGGCGCTTTCTGGCTGTTTTCGCAGCTCAGGGGCCCGGCCCGGATGTTCGGGTATCTGGGCCACTCTGGTGCCTTGCCGGGCCGCTCTGCTATAGTCGAGCTATGGCCAGCATCGAGCCCAGCACTGCCCCTCATGTCGGACAGTGCCCCTTTTGTCACCGCGAGACCGGCAACGTCACCCGGCACGTGCCCGCCTGCGAACGGGACCACGCGATCATCGCCCGGGCGGGGGCGCACGCCGCGGAGCCGGAGAGTCTGCATCCGTACGCCCGGCTCCAGAGGGGGGTGAGTGATCTGGATGTCGCCCGCCTGCTGAGAGGGCTGGAGACGGGCGTGGAGGTGTACCCCCACCACAACACCTATCGGGCGCGCGGAAATCTCCCCCTGGGGGCTCTGGGGCGGGTGGTGAGCGAGTGTCTGCGGCTGGGTCTGGTGCACGGGCAGACGGAGCGCACCGGTCCGGCCTCCTGGAAGGCCTGGATCATTGCGGCCCCTACGCATGCGCGCCACCCCGAGGACGGCAACCGCCCCGCCTGCCTGGCCGACTTCACGGCGGGGATCAAGCGATGGCGGCTGCTGAACGATCTGACCTTGGTGGACTGCCAGGCTTGCGTGGATGCTCTCAGTGAGGCATAGTACATCTATGACTACGCGCACCATGCTCAACGGGCCGGCACCCGTTTCCGGCACCTATCGGCTGGGCGCCAAGGGCGGCCGGATGATGGAGGCCTGGCAGTTCATCTGGGACCGGCTGGACCGCGCCGAGTTCCAGGACGGGACCGTGCTCGCCGAGAAGGCGGCCGTCCGGTTCCACATCCTCCCGCAGAGCATCATCAGTCACCTGCACCGGATGGCCAAGGAGGGGCATCTGGAGACCGAGCTCCGCCAGGTGGACACGATGGTGATGCGAGCAGGCCGCGAGTTCCTCAGCAAGCGCAAGCGCACCCACTACCGGATCAAGGCGGCAGGCGAGTGAGCACCGCCTACCCTCCCAGAGACTGGCTACCACCACGAGACATGCCCCCCGCGGTGGTAGCCGCCTGGCGGGCGTTCTACCGCAAGGCGTGGCAGGCCTACGGGATCACTCCCGCCCAGTACCGCGCGCTGTACCTCGCGCAACTGGGACGGTGCTACATCTGCCAGAAAGCCAAGGGGATCCACCCGGACGACCCGAAGGGCAAGGGCGGCCGGCGTCTCGGGGTGGATCATAACCACCTGATCGGCAACAACGCGCACGCGGTGCGGGGGTTGACCTGCTCTGGCTCGCTGTCGGCCGATACGTGCAACCGGCTGATCGCCCGCTACTCGTATGACGCTCTACGTCGAGCGGTTCAATACCTCGAAGATCCACCCGCTCAACGCCTGTTCAGCACAGTCGGCTATGCCGAGATGAGCGATGATCAACTAACTGGGCTGGTCACGTGAGCATGGACAATGCGGTGAAGTCATGAACAGCCCCTTGGTGTGCTTTCCCATGCGCCTTGAGTGGGAGGTGGCCACCGGGCTCGTTGCCACGCCCGTGCCCACCTTCCCCGCCCCTCTGCGGCACAGTGACATGTCGGTGCTCACCCTGGACGTGCCGCGCCCGGTGACCGATCTGGAGATGTACGCCATGAGCCACGGGTGGACCACCAGGCTCACCATGAGCGAGGGTTGGGAGCCGCACGCCACACATGGCCGGCCGAGCGCCAGCCCCAAGGTGAAGTGGGCGGTACGGATGCAGCGCGGAGTGGAACGGGCGGTAGCTGTCCGGACGGATGGCACGTGGTCGTCCATGTGGACATGGAGCACCAGTCATTTCTTCCGGCGGTACGGCACGTTGGAAGCGTTCAAGGGGGCCGTTCGGTGAGTGAGGCTGATCTGAAGGTCACCAAGCTGTCCTATCCGCATCCTCTTGGTGATGGATGGTGCGATCATGGGCGATCGGTGAAGTTCAATCTGTCCGTGGGGTACATCGGGCATACCGATGACGGCTCGGCGTGTGATCGATGGGTGTTGACTCACGCGGACGCTGCCGAGCGAGGTTATCCACAGCCTGTGGATAACCCTGTGGATAACCCTTATCAGCTGCCTTATCGGAGTGGAGACTCCGGATGACGGGCTCCACGCGCGCCGATCGCGGCAAGCTCGGTGGCCTTAAGCGCATGGAGGTGATGCGCGCGCTGGCCCTGGGCGAGGAGAGCCAGTCGCAGATCGCGGAGCGCTACGGAGTGAGCCAGCCGGCCATCGCACAGTTCAAGGCGCGCTACGCCGTGGAGATCCAGGAGATCCGCGAGAACATGGCGGACCAGTTCGCCGGTCTGTGGATCACCAAGAAGCACAACCGCCTGGCCATGTACGAGGAGATCGCCGCCCAGGCGCTCAAGCCCACACCCAAGGTGACGCCGGCCGGCAAGGTGGTGCGCGATGTCGATCCGATCACCGGCAATGTTGAGACGGTTATGGAGATCGATGGTCGCCTGGCTGCTCAGGTGGCGAAACAGGCGGCGGAGGAGATGGGTCAGTTGCCCACTCGCTTGCAGGTGTCGGGGGAGATGAACACCACCACCACGTACCGGGTGGAGGGTGTGGCGCCTGAGGACTTGCAGTGAAGTGCGGCACGTCGGCTGGTTATCACGCGCATAGGCGCAGAGATGAGCGACCGTGCGCGGCCTGCCTGGCCGCCCGCTACGACTCCACTGCCGACCGTAACGCCGCGCGGGTGAGCGCACTGGGGCGGTTGGCGCGTGAGTACCCAGAACGCTTCCAGGAGCTGTACGTGCAGGAACTGGCTCGGCGCGGACTGAAAGCGAAGGCACCAGCGGTGGAGGGCGTAGCCCCGGAAGATCTGCAATGAGCGACCCCACCACCACGTATGAAGTGCGCCTGGATGGTGTGCGAGTAGTGCTTCAGGTGCGCGACGCGGCCGGCTGTCACTGGAGCATCGGCGCCCTGCTGGGGGACAAGGCTGCGCACTACGACGGTGAGGATGTCGGGGTGGTGTGGGTGCCGGTGAGTGAGGTGCTACCCGGCGCGCAGGTCGCCGGCATCAAGGTGATCACCGAAGATCTGCAATGATCGCGAGGGGGCCGGCACCGCCATGCCGGCCCCCTCGGTGCTGATCAGGCGGGGGTGACCTTGACCCAGTCGCTGGAGTGCGCGGGGTTGGTGCGCATGTCGTGGCGCATCTCCGTCTTGATGAAGTCCACCCGGCTCTCGTCCACCGTGATCGAGCGCCGTTCCCGCGCCTCGTTCAGGCCGCTGGTCTCGCCGTTGACCTGGGTGACCGTGTACTTCGCCATCTCTGTCTCCTCTGTAGCTCTCGCTTGCTTGTACCCATACTATAGCAGACCTGTACGGGCTGGCACAACCCCTTGCGCTCATCTCTTTCTCTGCTATAGTAGAGGTATGACAGACACAGAGAAGCTCCAGAAGATCCGCGAGATCCTCGCCCCCGAACCCACCCACACGCCTTTGCCGGCCAGCGTGGAGGCGGAGCTGCGCGCTGTGGCCGCCGACTGGCTGGAAAGCGCCACCCACTACACGTACGGCCAGACCATCCTGGACATCCTGGATGGTCGGTGATGGCAGGGCAGTTCGCCGCCATCGCCATCACGCTCTACGTCGCCCATCACGTGGGGGACTACTGGGTCCAGTCGGACACCGACGCGCGCCACAAGGGGGATCCGGGATCGACCGGACGGCTGCACTGCCTACTCCATGTGATCAGCTACCTCATGACCCAGGTGGCGCTGCTCCTGGCGGCTTCCTGGGCGCTCAACCTGCACCTCAGCACGGCCGGCGTGCTGACCGGTCTGGCCGTCTCTGGCGTCACCCACTACCTCGCCGACCGGCGTGAACCGCTCAAGCGCATCGCCTCGTGGATCCCGGGCAAGGCGCGGTTCGCCGCACTCGGGACGCCGCGGGCCGGCCGCGACGACAACCCGCAGTTGACCACGGGCCTGTGGGCGCTGGATCAGGCGTGGCACATCTTCTGGGGTGTGTGGGTTGCCAGCCTGCTAATAGCTCTGCTATAGTAGACGTATGAACAAGGCGAGCAACTTCCAGATCAACGACCGCATCGGCTACCGCGCCCCCCTCACCAGTGACCCCGTCCGAGAGTGCCGAGTGGCGGAGATCAGCAAGACCGGAGCGCTGCGCATCCAGGAAATCGGCGGACCGCGCATCCCCTGGTGGATCACCCCACAGACCGCACAGGAGTGGGCACACGCTGAGGCGCTGGCCAGTGCATGATCGCTAGGTGACAACTGCCACCGAACTGATCCATCACTTCCGCCCCCGTGGTGCCGCAGCCGAACTGTTGCGCTACCGCGGGGGCGAAGTGCTGATTGCCGGCCCAGCAGGAACTGGCAAGAGCCGTGCCGCCCTGGAGAAGATCCACCTGGTCTGCCTGCTCACTCCCAAGGTGCGCGCCCTGGTGATCCGCAAGACCGCCGTCTCCCTTACTGCTAGCGCCATCAAGACCTATGAGTCTGATGTCGCGACACAAGCAATGCTTGATGGCACGGTTACATTCTTTGGGGGGAGCAGGCGAGAGCCTGCCCAATATCGCTATTCAAATGGTAGCTCAATTGCACTGGGGGGAATGGATAACCCCATGAAGGTAATGTCTACAGAATACGACATAATTTTCGTGCAAGAAGCTACCGAATTGGAGGTGGATGAATGGGAGGCACTGACTACGCGATTGCGCAATGGCGTCACCTCTTTTCAGCAATTAGCAGCGGACGCCAACCCCCAGCAGCCCACTCACTGGCTGAAGCAGCGCTGTGATGCCGGCAAGACCCACCACCTGGTGAGCCTGCACGAGGACAACCCCCGCTACTTCGAGGAATGCACCGCGGACGCTCCCAGCGCCCAG